TATGGGTTTGGGTACTGCTGCCACCACGCAGCAAACCGCTTTTGTTTCAACGATAGTCGGCGCGGCCACTGGTGCCTTTGCCGTCTGGATGAGCCACGAGGGTAAGTAAATGATACAAGCATTGATTGGGCCGGTGACTGGCCTGCTAGATAAGTTCATTGAGGACAAGGATCAAAAGGCGAAGCTCGCGCACGAGGTCGCCACGATGGCGCAGAACCACGCGCAAGAGCTTGCCAAGGGTCAGCTAGAAATTAACAAGATGGAAGCGCAGCATCGCAGCATCTTTGTGGCGGGATGGCGCCCTTTCGTGGGCTGGACGTGCGGCGTTGCCTTGGCTTGGCACTTTGTCCTTGCGCCTTTCGTTATTTTTGCCAGTGCTTATGCTGGTGTGGCTCTGCCTGATCTGCCTCAGTTTGATATGTCCAGCCTGCTTACTGTCTTGATGGGTATGCTCGGCCTTGGCGGCATGAGGTCATTTGAGAAGATGAAGGGCTTAACAAAATAAGGGGGCTTTCGCCCCCTTACTCTACCACCCTGATCGTTCTGATCTTGCCGGGCGTGTGTGTTATGATGCCATCCTCGATCAACTTGTCTAGCTGAAACCTGACGGCTGTTCTTGATCGACCCACAACGTGGGCTATTTCTTTGACTGTCGGGCCGTGGCCGTTGTGGCGGTGGTAAGCGGCCACAGCATCCACAATCGGCTTCCACGAGCTTTCTCGGCGTTGTCCAGCCATCAGTCAATCTCCTTTAGCGTTAGAGTTTTCTGGCGCATGACCGTCTCAGGCTTTGCCGGTGTCACTCTCTCAGGTTGCGCGCGCATCTTGCGTGTCGGCCACTTGACTTGCACCCGGCGATTGCCAACCGACGCAAAGGCTGTGTCGTGACTGCCCATTTTGTCCATAATAGCTGAAGTAGCTATTTCGATCTCGCGCTCGGCCATCGCCTTGTTGGCCTTGGCCGTCATCAAATGATCGACCCACATTGCATCGTCACCCTCAAGCTCCAATGGTGGTGCGTCATCGTCTGTGCGACTGTATGCAACAGCGCCGTCCTCTGGCGAGGTCACAGGATACCAGTCGATATTTTTTCTGCGGTTTTCAAAGTCGATGATCGCCTCGCGGATGCGGTTCTGCACGACCTCATCAGCGCGATAAACAAACAGCCGCAGCTCTGTGCCTTGGTACAGGACTGCGACACATCCATACGACAGGCCAGTACACATAAGCTGGGCTTGCAACTGCAATGGGCCTCGATGCGGTGCGGGTATTTCCTCTGGCCGTGCGCTAGTCAGCTTGGCCTCAAGGACGCCTTGGCCTGCCATCTCGACAATCCCACCCTGCGGCACATAGATGCCATTAGCCCAGTCTGCCTTGACAGGCTTGTTGCCTACGCCAGTGCCGTCTAGGCTGGCCGCAAAGGGCAAGTGGTCGTGGTGGTATGGCTTGTCAATGTCAATCTCAACATTGGTCAGGCCAAGACGCTTGGCGGCTTCCCGCAAAATGACAGGCTCTAGGGTATCGCCCCAATACATCGCTTGGTTTTGATCAAACCATTCTTTCTCGCCGCCCTCATCGAGCTTTATCATCTCAGCCAGCAATCCGTTGCGGGTTTGATATGGTGATGCGTTCAGTAGCACAGGCGTGCGTGACGCGCTCAACTCGAAATCGCTAGTTAATTTTCCGACCATTATATTAGCTCCCTAGTTTAACCATCAAAGCCCACACGTTGTATTCGGTGGTGATGGCGTTAGTAAAAAACGTAATTACAAATGCTGTAACAAACAGCATCCCGATTGTATCTTTAACCATTAGTTTACCCCTATTAAGTTGCGCACGCTGGATGCGTGCCAGTTACCACCGAGTGCGGTGGGGATGCCAGCTTCGTTTAGCTTGGCGGCGATGGTGCGTAGTGAGGCACCAGCCTCACGCAGCACCGAGACGATAGGCATTGCCTGCTTGGCAACGACATTGGTACGCGCCACGCGCTTGGCGGCAGACGCACGGCCAGCAGCGGCAGGGTTGGGCGAGCCTAGCTTGACGCCGCGAGCCTTGGCAGCAGCCAGTGCGGCCTTGGTGCGCTCGCTAATCTTGCGGCCTTCCCACTCAGCAAACACAGCAGCCATCTGCAAGAAGGTGCGATCTGCTTCTGGCATGTCAGCACAGAGGATCGGCACGTTAGCTTCAAGCAAGCCGGTAATGAAATGCACGTTACGCGCTAAACGGTCGAGCTTGGCAATCAGCAGTGTCGCGCCAGTGCGCTTGGCCTCGGCCAGTGCGGCGGCCAGTTGAGGGCGTTGGCTCTTCTTGCCGCTCTCGACCTCGGTGTACTCGCCGATGATGTTGTAACCGGCGACTGCTGCGCGTTGTGCCTCAAGGCCAAGACCTGACTGGCCTTGGCGTTGAGTTGATACACGGTAATAAGCGATGTATGTGGTCATTATGCTGCTGCCTTTTTGTCTGCGATTGTTGTCCAAGCCCGGTCAACATCGTCAGCCAGCTTTGACAAGTGATACATAAGCTGCCACTTGGTGTAGCTTTTTTCTTTGTTGCAAACATCACGCAACCACTTGGCGTGATAGTTGTCGTGGCGACCATACATCATTTCGCAACCAGCAAAGAAAACGTCACCGTGACAAAAGTCATCAAAGTCAGGCAGCTTGGCAACCAACCCATTTGGATTGAACAAGTGAAAGCACACGATCTCATTCTTGGTCATGCCGTTGATGTGTGTTGCAGTGTCAAACACATACTCTGTAGTGAATTTAGCCATTTGTCGTCTCCCTTTCGATTACTAGTGACTAATAACTATTTAATATTTATCACACTATGTTACAAGGGTTATAGGCAATATTTATTGAACAAAATAACAAACCATTGAAAAGGTTACATAAATGGCTGGTATAAAAAACCAAATGTTACGGCTCCGCAGAGAAACAGTTGACAAACTGCGGCTTGTTTTAAGCGCATCAAACCATCGCTCTATGTCCAGCTTGGCCGATGAAGTGCTAGAGCAAGGGCTGGATCAGCGCATCAAGGCGATGGGCGATGATGACATTGCGGCGCGTACTATGCGCAGCTTGGCGAACCGCAATGGGTAGAGAAAAAGAAGCCAGAAACGATGCTCGGCAAATGAGCGCGTTCTTGAGTTGCATCAGAGGCGGCTTAAAGCAATACATTGATGAAGGTGATGAGCATTTTTTATTGTGGGGTGAAAGTGGGCCGAATGGATGGATGCGCCGCATGAGCGTTTATGAGGTTGATTATGACCTGACGTTGCAACAGGCGGCGCAATCATTAGAGCAAGCCGCAAAAAAGATTGATGAGTTAGAGTGGCTTTTGCAGGCTAAATGCAAAGGGGTAAAACAAAATGGTTAACAGCCGCAACAAGGGAGCCAGCTTTGAGCGTGAGCTTGCAAAGCTGTTGCACGAAGAGCTTGGCCTGACGTTCAAGCGCGACATAGAACAGTATCGCTCTGCCGATCACGGCGACCTGATCTGCGTTGAGATGCCTGACTTTCCCTTTTCGATTGAGGCGAAGCGCTACCGGCAAGGCTACGGCATCCAGCCCGCTTGGTGGGATCAGTGTTGCGCCAGTGCATTGGCGACACACAAGCTGCCCTTGCTGGTTTACAAGTACGACCGTTTGCCTATCCGCTGGCGCTTTCCTGTCGCTGCGATTGTCGGGATGGATGGCTTCGAGCCATCAGGCGACATAGCCGAGAAGTACGATTGGCGTTACGCGGTTGAGTGCGACCAAATGACAGCGATGATGATCGTGCGGGAGCATTTGGCTGATGGCTAGGCCAATGTACGAAACCGAAGCCGATAGGCGCAAAGAGCAGGCACTAGCTGACGCCTTTGCCGCGCACGGCTATGATTTTTACAAGCTGCCAATCCAATACCGCCTCGACTTTGTAGTGTTCAAGGACAACAAGGCCAAGGCATTTATTGAGGTTAAGCATCGCAACGTGCGGCTGTTGCAGTACGACACGGCGATGATCAGCCTGTCTAAAGTAATACAAGCGCGGCTGCTGACGCAACACACTGGCTTGCCAGCGTATTTGTTAAATGTTTATAAGGATAATATCGCCCGATTTGATTTTGCGGGCGATTACACATTGGGGAAGGGTGGAAGGTTTGACCGAGGCGACAGCCAAGACGCGGACATTTGCGCCTATTTCCCGATCCAAGCCGCATTGGTTTTGCGGTAGTTCTAAAGTTAAATGGAGAAAACGATGGCTTTAGGTTTTACAGAGACTAGCAGTTCAGGCGGTGGGGATTTCCTGCCTATTATGAAATTCAGTGCAAAGGATGGCTCA